GCCGGACCGCATTCTGCAACAAAAGGAAGGTCAACTTATGGGCCATCCACTCTCGTTTCCTCTACTTTGCGTTATCAACCTATCCTGCTATCGGATGGCCCTCTCGGACTATCTGGCGTCAGGTCGGTGTGAACGCAGCACGTATGATGTCCTTGTTAAGACAGTGCTTGTGAATGGTGACGACATCCTTTTCCGTGCTCCTCGTGATTTTCTCCCGTTCTTTTACAAAAGAACTAAGGAAGTTGGTCTCGTACAGAGTCTCGGAAAGAATTATGTCTCATCATTCTTCGCGCTTATCAATTCAAAGATGTTTGTGCTGAAGGAGGACGTGATGGTGGAGCGGAGTTATGTTAATCTGAAGCTTGTCCTGGGTTCATCACTCAAGGCAGGCGTGTCGCAGGCTATGCCGACTCAAATTGGTTCCGATCTTAGTAGAATGGTGTCCTTGTGCCCTCAAGCACGGGGACTCATTCCACTTGCCTTCTCGCGCTGGTCGCGCGATTGGAAGGGTTGGTTCCAACCAAATTGGTATTTACCAGCTCACTTGGGAGGCTATGGCGTAGATGAGTCGTTCTCGCCTCGCCCCCTTCATGAGATAGTGACACGTTCTCAGCGGCTGATGGCCGCCAAGTTCATTTCAGATCCAAAGCTCGCTTTATACAGACGTAAATCTGTACCCATAAACTTAAAACCTTTTGTTGGTTTCACAAGTGCTTGGAAGATGGTTCCAGTGGAATTAGCAACAGAGGATGAACTCTCGATGGTTGATATCTCAGACGATTGGCTTGTACGTGCAGCTTTTGCACATCAGGCTATGGGTCTGGGAGATCCCAAGAGAAAAGTTCAGGATTCTGTATTCTACTCCAAGTTCAGCCGCAATTCGCGTTTGCGCCCTATGTCACTTTCTGGGTTAGACCGTTGGAAGAATGTTATATTCTTCTCCTCCGCTCTGCCCGTTTGTGGTCCATTGGCCGCACTACGCGTTGATCAGGCTGACTTCCAGCGAAAGAAGAGGTTACGCCACCTCGCGAAATATGAAGTTGATGACTTCACAGGTTCGCAGGGCATAAGTCCCTTCTCGCTGTCTTCCTCCGCACCTCGCATGAAAGAGATTTTTGGTTCGATTTCATTTCGTCGTCCCATCCCCTAGAAAATTCTAGAGATGGGACGGACCTGGGCAGGTCGTTAAACTACCCGGATAGGGAGCGCAATACCACCGTCTTCTCCATTTGCGAGAAGCCGTTCGACGTTTGCGTAAGGCAGAGGTCTCAAGACCACCTGAAATCCCGTGTCCATTGGATCGCTCATTGTAATAGCCCAAAATCAGTGCTCGCGAAGAGCTTAATAATTCTGTGCTAACCAAAATGCCAAGAGACTGCTCGGCGCTTCCTTTAAAGGATTCTCGTCCATGTTGCTCTTATTGATTACAGGAGTCCACCCCTTGCGGATGGAGTCGGATTGACCGGCAGAACTCTCTCATCCACCGGGCGGCGCGCAAGCGTCG